CCCACCTTTGGCTTGGTGGCGTAAATACGTTTGTCAAAATTTGTTACTATGTAGACCCTACATGGCCTTCTTACAAAAAGTATTACGAGCGTAAGCGTTACGTCGTCCATCCTGACGCGTATTGTCCTCCACAATACTACGCACCGCCTGATACAAAATAATAACTGTACACACAATAACTTCTTATGCTATAAAATAAACACGCCGTAGTGCTGCGATATTTAACTTTGTTTGAGGGTTTATATGCTCGCAGAACTCGCCGCGTTTAATGCTGGCTTTGCCGTAGTAAAGCAATTCGTTGCTAACGGACGAGATTTGTCTGGAGCATTTGGCGCTATCAGTAAGATGGTCAGTGCCAAAGAAGACCTCAATCGCAGGCACGAGAAGCAGAAAAACAGCATTTGGTCTTCTATAGCTGGTAAAGACTCCAACGATTTTGAAGAGTTTATGGCCCTTGAACGTATTCGTGAGGCCGAAAAAGAACTTACCTCCATGATGAAACTCTACGGACGACCCGGATTACACGATGATTGGGTACGTTATTTGGCTGAAGCACGCCGAGAACGACGCGAAGCAGAAGCGCAACGTAAGAAAGACATAGAGAAGATGTGGGAATATGCAGCGTGGGGCATAGCGGGAGTCTTATGTATCGGTGGCTGTATAGGGTTAATATTATGGGTAAAGTTTCTAAGAGACGGTGGTTTATAGATTAAAAGAAGGGAAGCGGCGTAAAGGGCTTATCCAGTACATAGTTTATGACGAGGACGGCAAAGTTGTCATTATGTCCACAAATAAACAGATTTGCCTTTATGTGGTGGAAAGGAGTGCAAATGGCAAAAAAGACGTTCCAAAGGGACACTAAATATGCTGAGTATGATTTGGACGGAGATGGCACAATTACTGACGAAGAGTTGGAGCACGCCAAAGAAATCAAGCAAGAGGAGGCCGAGCTGCGTAAAATGCGGGCACAACGTCGGATGGCAGTCGCCGCACTCGTTGCCATGGGAGCGTTCACACTTGCTATGTTTTTTGTGCCGATAGAACGTGTTGAGGCACTTTCAGGTATATCTGACCTTTTTTTCCTTAGTGCTGCTGGCATAGTAGGCGCTTACATGGGCATGTCTGCGTGGATGAGTCGTAAGTAATCTTTGCAAAACATGCAGTAATCTATTAAGGTGAGGTAGGTAGTATTCTGTGGAGGTTACAATGCTACAAGCACTCATTGGTCCTGTTACTGGCTTGCTGGATAAGTTTGTAGAGGACAAAGACCAAAAAGCTCAGTTGGCGCATGAGATTGCGACAATGGCTGAGAAGCAGGCGCAGGAGCTTGCACTTGCTCAAATCGAAGTAAATAAAGCCGAAGCGGCTTCAGGCAGCATATTTAAAGGCGGGTGGCGACCCTTCATCGGATGGGTGTGCGGCGTAGCGTTTGGCTATCATTTTGTTATTCAGCCCCTACTTGTGTTCCTTGTCGCACTTATGGGTTGGAGTATCCCTACTCTTCCTGAGTTTGATATGGCGTCCCTTATGACTGTCCTTGGCGGACTCTTAGGGCTTGGCTCATTACGCACATTCGAGAAGTATAAAGGGGTCACAAAATAGTGGATTTGGACAACATAACCAAAGGCATTGGTGCTGTAACTGCTACCTTTGCATTGATCGGTGGGGGCTACACCTTGTCCGATAAATTTGGTTTGTTTGATAAACCTATTCTTGAATGGGCACCAGAACACTTTGAAATAACCGATGGGCCTATAGATGGCCCATTTCGTGTAATTGTGGCACGGGAAAAGATACGTGATGATTGTGATGTGGTCGGGTTCACCTTAGAGATTCGTGACAGCGAATACGTCGTGCACCCTGCTACCCCCAGTGTGACTAAGTTTTCTGGACCTGCAAACGATAAGGTCGATAAGTTTGGTTTTAACATGTATGTACATGAAGGGCATTATGATCGCGTAGCACTAGGAGAAGCTACGTTGCTTGCCACTATCAATTATGAGTGCCCTGAAGGGCCAGTTGTTGTGCACTATCCCGACCACGAGAACCTAAGATTCAACATAGAAAGGGCTTCGGGATGAAGCAGAACTTTGATAAATGCTTGCAGATGTTGTTGAAACACGAAGGGGGCTTCGTAAATCATCCCCGCGATCCGGGGGGTATGACAAACCTCGGAGTAACCAAGAAAGTCTATGAAAAGTGGATGGGGCGCGAAGTCACTGAGCAGGAAATGCGTGACCTTACCCCTGAAATGGTCGCTCCTATTTACAAGAAACGGTACTGGGATAAAGTACGTGGTGACGAGTTACCCAGTGGTTTGGACTGGGCTGCGTTTGATTGGGCTGTTAACAGTGGTTCTGGACGCCCCGCAAAAGCTATTCAGCGTTGCGTAGGAGCCGCGCAAGACGGTGCGATTGGACCAAAAACACTACAAGCTGTGGCTGATAGAAAGCCCAAAGATATAATCGAGTCCGTGTATCACACTCGCCAGAGGTTCTACGAAAGCCTAAAAACCTTCGATACCTTTGGTAAAGGATGGACTAGACGGAACAAAGAAACTCTGGAAACCGCTTTGGAGATGGTTGACGATGCGTAAAACAGTACAGGCAAGGAATGTAGATGGTGTAGATGAACCTACACATACAATAGAAATTGTTTGTCATAATTGTGGATATGACCTTGATGAGGCCGAATTTGAAGCAGATACTTGCTCTGATTGCGGTCAAACGCTAAATTTAAAACAAAGCGTGTCCATTGAGGTCACAACACTGCCACCAGTATTTGGTGAAACTATGTAGGTGATCCCATGCCCTTGAAAAAACTAATATTTAAACCCGGAATTAACCGCGAAGTAACACGATACACCAACGAAGGTGGTTGGTACGAGTGCGATAAAGTACGTTTTAGACAAGGGTTTCCCGAGAAAATCGGTGGTTGGTCACAAATATCAGGTACTACTTTCCTCGGCACATGCCGATCCCTGTGGAATTGGGTGACACTAGGTAGCATCAATCTCATTGGAGTTGGCACTCACCTAAAGTTTTACCTAGAGCAGGGCGGTGGCTACAACGACATTACGCCGATTCGAGAGACTACCGCTGCGGGAGATGTGACGTTCGCGGCTACAAACGGTGACGCTACGCTTGTTGTTACTGATGTAGGACATGGTGCGCGAGAGAATGACTTTGTTACTTTTAGCGGTGCGGTATCCCTTGGCGGTAATATAACCGCTGATGTTTTAAATCAAGAATATCAGATTACTGTGGTTACCGATGCTGATACCTATGAAGTTGAAGCTAAAGATAACGTAACAGGTGACCCTGTGTTAGCTGATGGATCAGACACGGGTAACGGCGGAGCGTCCGTAGTTGGCGCGTATCAAATCCGTACTGGTGAACCGTTTGAAGTCCCCCTTACAGGTTGGGGCGGCGGCACATGGGGTGCGGGTGTTTGGGGTACAGGTGGTGTTTCCACCGAATCCATACGTCTTTGGAGTCAATCAAACTTTGGGGAAGACCTTGTGTTTGGACCCCGTGGCGGGGATATATTTTACTGGGATGCAACAAACGGCGTAAGTACACGCGGTGTGTATCTTAGCTCGTTATCAGGCGCTTCTGACGTACCTGAGTCACAGAATGTTATTCTTGTATCTGATATAAACCGTTTTGTTTTTTGTATGGGTACTAACGATGTTGGTACTGCTACTGTAGACCCAATGCTTATTCGCTGGTCCGATCAGGAAGACCCTGCAAACTGGACGCCAGCATCTACGAACCAAGCGGGTTCCTTGAGGTTATCTCGGGGGACTGAGATTGTGGCTGCTAAACAAGCTCGCCAAGAGGTGCTCGTTTGGACCAATTCTTCTCTTTATTCACTACAATACCAAGGCGCACCCGCCGTATGGGGCGCTCAGTTGGTTGGGGATAACATCTCGATTGCGTCGATGAACTCAGTGGCATTTGCTAGTGGTATGGCGTTCTGGATGGGTAAAGATAAATTCTATATGTATGATGGTCGTAGCCAACCACTACAATGTAATGTTCGCCGCTATGTATTTAATGACTTCAATACACTGCAATATGACCAGATTTTTGCGGGTACAAACGAAGCGTTTCACGAAGTTTGGTGGTTCTATTGTTCGTCTACTAGCAACAATGTAGACCGCTATGTGGTGTATAATTACCTTGAGCAGACATGGTATTACGGCACCATGGCACGAACTGCATGGCTAGATTCGGGGCTGCGAGAGTATCCATTGGCGGCAACCTATAGCTACAATCTCGTTAATCACGAACAGGGTACAGATGATAACGAAACAGGTACCCCCGTAGCTATTGCGGCATCTATTACATCAGGACAGTTTGACCTCGATGATGGGGATCGTTTTGCCTTTATTTGGCGAATTATGCCTGACGTAACCTTTGATGGGTCTACTATTAACGATCCAGCAGCGACTATGAGCTTACTACCTCTAGCTAACTCTGGGTCTGGGTATAACAGTCCCTTGTCAGAAGGTGGGGCAAACTCGGGTGCAGTAACACGCACTGCTACTGTGCCGATTGAGCAGTTTACGGGACAGGTCAACACACGCGTCCGTGGTAGACAACTTTCGCTTAAAATGGAGTCGGATGGTCTTGGAGTTAAATGGCAGTTAGGCTCACCACGAGTAGATATGCGCCCTGATGGGAGGCGTTAATGGCTAACGAAATTGAGAGAGCGGAGCCGCCTGCTCTGCCACTAGCCCCCGAAGAGTATCGTCGCCCATTTATGGACCAGAACAGCAACGTTCTGCGACTATTCTTTAATCGTATCGTGAACTCTCTCAACACGTTGCTCAGTACCGATGATGGTGGCAAGTTTCTATACATGCCACGGGGGCTTTTTTATAGCACTGTTGACCAAACAGCCGCTCTTGCAAACACGGGCTACCCCGTTGAGTTTGAGAATACCTACATTGGTAACGGTATTTCGATTAGTGGAACGGACGACACCCGCATCACTGCCACTGATGATGGTGTTTATAACTTTCAAGTAACCTTGCAGTTGGAGCATAACAACTCATCAGCCGCTACATTATGGACGTGGATTAACAAGAACGGTACTGACCAATCGTATGGTGGGCAGAAAAATACCATTAAAGGTAACGATGATATTGCCGTGCATTGGAACTTCTCGATTGACCTAACAGCGGGCCAATACATTGAGATGTACTGGGCAACCAGCGATACACAGCTTAACTTGCACACAGAAGCTGCTACAGCACCTCACCCGGGCCTACCATCTGCTGTTGTTGCGGTATCATTTGTTAGCAACTTATAGTGCGTGATTGTCTCCTGTACCAAAATGTGTATACTGAAGGTACCCTATAACAGGAGCGACAAATGGCCTTTGATTTTCTCGAACTTTTTAATGCGGTAGGGGCTGCACAAAAAGTTATTACCGACGACTTTATCCCCGCTGAATCCCTCGAAACCCCAATAAGCGAAGATTCTATGGGCTTGGATAGCCTTGATACTACGCTTGTTTTTGTAATTTTTGGTGAAGCATATGGCATCGACGAGGAGTTAGACTCCGAGTGGCCCGTATCTAGCATCGGTGCTTTACAAGCATTTTTGCTAGAAAAGAAGACAAAAGACCCCGAAGAAGAGTATGAAACCATTAAAGACTTAGTGAAGGATTTGGCATGATTTACATGACGCAGTGCCGAACCGCGTGCACAACTGGGAAGAAGTTAATAGCCGATATACCATTTCCACAACACGCACATATCATACCGAATACGTTTCGCCGTGCAAAATCAGGACTAAAGTACCCACCTCACATACTGCTTGAGAGTTTGATTGACGAGGAGCTACGCAGTTACGTTACCGACAACCCCGTGAAGGGCAAAACTGGTTTCATTTTTGCGGCGGGTAACCAAGGCTGGATGGGTAATAATGGTCGGTATGACAAAAATCCCGAAGCTGAACTGCATTACAAGGTAAAAGTACCGTTTATCGTACTAACCAATATCTATGCAGGGCGTATTGCAAGTATGTTTGGAGTACATGACCATGTGTCAACGGACGCAAGCGCTTGCGCTTCTAGCTTACATGTGCTTATGAATATGCAGAACTTGATGACAAACTACGGGTTTGATCGGGTTATTGTGTTTAGTGGTGAGGACAGCGTGAACAATCTTGTCCTTGAGTTTTTTGGGGAAGCAGGGGCTAGTCTCCAGTATAAGGACGAAGGGGAGCGACAGCCTTCAGCGTTCGATGCTCACAACCAAGGGTTCAACATTGGGCAGGGAGCAGTCATCTCTATATTCGAGAAAGAACATGCAGGTATGGCTGATCCGATAGCCAAATTTATGGGCGCATACAGCTCCGCCGAGGACAATACGAACCCGTTAGGGCAGCGAGATGATGGGTCTGGCTTTACAAAAGCCATCGAGGGTGCATTATTTGTAGCCAAAGCCCACAAAAATAGTGTAAGGTTAGTTAAAACGCATGGAACTGGCACACCAGTCAACAATGCTGCGGAAAAATCGGCACTTCTAAACTCCCTTAACGAGTTTGTAGCAACGTCTTACAAGCCACGTATCGGACATACCATGGGTGCCAGCGGATTATTGGAGACTGGTTTGCTGCTTAGTGACATCAAATCTGGCTTTGTGCCCAAGATTCTAAACAGGACACAGGAGGACTCCGTGTTCCTGTCTTCTGACGCCCCTGTACCCGACGGACTTATTCTTAGCCTTGCCGCTGGAATGGGTAACATTTATTCGGCTGCATTATTTTCGCAGGAGGTGTGAGATGAACCTTACAGATAGCAATGAAAAGCTCCTACCCGGACCTGAGATCGTTGCTCAGACGGTCTATAACCAACCACAAGTAAAGTATCCGCCCGAGGTAGTAATGAACGCGATTGCGGCAGAGACTACACTACCGAATACTGACATCATACAAGTTGGGAATACTGTGTTTATGGGGCATACAGGGACCGGAAAGAATAAACACAAAATGGTGGGACGTGCGTTTAATGCAGATACAGGGTTAAACTTTGTAAAAAATGCGTTTAAGTACACTAGATACCTACAGGAAAAGGGTATTACGCACTATTCGACTACTTTTACTGGGCCTGTATTCCTTAACGCTTTTAAAGTGTTTCAACGCCGCGCACGCGGTACGGACACTGAGATTGGTATAGGGAGGCTTAAAAAAGACCCTAATCAGTTCGTCGTATATATGCGGATTGGCAAAGAGCCGATAGCAAAAGGGGTATGACGTGGGTGTAATTCTTGATGTTGCTGAAGACATACTTGATACAGTAGGCGATGCCATTGAATGGGTCGGTGACGCTATATCTGACGTTGCCGATTTTGTTGCTGATGAGATTATCAGCCCCGTTGTCGATTTTGTCGGGGATACTATTCAAGGATTACTAGATGACCCCCTTGTTACGATTGCTAAAGTTGCCGCTGTAGCCACAGGTAATGCGTGGGCTATACCACTAATTGATGGAGCAAACGTAGCCGCAAATGGCGGTGATATAGGTGATGTTCTTAAAGCCACAGCCGTGTCTTACGTTGCAGGTCAGGTTGGCGGCGAAGTTGGTTCTTATGCAGGTGATTACGTTGCTGAAGCTGTTGGTAGCGAGCTTGTTGGTACCATTGTAGGAGAAGCCTCAACTTCAGCGGTTAGTGCAGTTCTCTATGGCGAAGACCCGATGGAAGCCTTCTTACGTGGAGGTATTAGTGCGGGCGTAGCAGCAGGTCTAGGTAAAATTCAGGAGTCTATGGGCTTCGAGGTACAGGTCAAAGACCCCGATACAGGCAAAGTTACTACTAAGCCAATCCCAAATACTGTATCAAATATTGTTGCCGCAGGGCTTACCGCGCAGCTTACAGGCCAAGAAATTACACCTGAGTTGATGGCAGGTGCCGTTACTCGTGGTTTGATGACCACCGAGCTGGTTGCTGATCTAGCGTCTAAGGGTGGCATAAGTTTTGAAGACCCATCCGCTCTAGCGTACACCACCGCTGCAATGCAGCGTGTAACAGCAATCGCACTTTCTGGTGGTTCGGGCGAGCAAGCTGCCGCCGCGCTCCAGTCTACTCTTTCCGCATATGGCGGCGAGAAGTTCAAGGAAGCTATTGATAACTCCAAGGTTGGGGACTTCATCGGTAATACGCTGGATAAAATTTCTGGCGACTACCAAAAAACTGAGGATGCAGCGACTAGAGTTAATGATATTGGCCTCCGTCGCAAGCAAGCTGCGGAATCTTACGAGGGTATGCGTATCGAACTTAAAGATGAGTTTGACGCTATTGAGGCTGAAAAAGCGCGTATCGCAGGTTTGCCAACAAATACAGAGGCGCAGCAAACAGAGTATAACAAAGCCGTTGGAGCGCTTAATACTCGAATCAATGAGTGGGTTTCATTACGCGATCAATACACTCCGATTATGGACAACTTGGTTACGGCTATCGAGAGAGACACAGGACTGTTAGAAACAGCCGAAGCTGATTTGCTCGAAGCACAAAGTAATATGAACGTGTCGATTGAGCGTTTGGATGACGAACTCAAGCCGCTGAACGACGAGTTGCTAAAAGCTGTCACCATAACAATGGACCCAGCCTTCAACGAAGCCGAATACCGTGCGTTGTACAACCTTGGTGATGACGTGGATGTGTATCAGCACTTCCTCGAAAATGCTCAGTACGAAGGCGTATATACGAACTTCGAGCAATATAATGCTGCGCAAGATCGTAATGTCTCTGCGTTTATGAACCGCACTCTTACTGCGGCTGGAATTGACCCAAGCAGTATACCAGCAGAAAACTTACAACTACTTCGTGAAAATATTATAAACTCATATCCAAATCCTTCTGATATAGAAGCCGCGATTAACAACGAGTCTATTGTAGAAAGTTATGCTAATTCCTTCAAAAATACACTAGCGAGTAGAAGCGATAACCCATACAGAGATGCAACACTTACTGCTGATAACCGTGCACGGTTGGAGGCGCTAGGGTTTGATACTTCTGGTGGTTTGGATGGCGAAAACCTTACAAACGCAGAAAAAGCAGCGCTCTATTCTCAAGATAATCA